GTTGGCTAATTTATTTTTTGTAAGGGCTTCCACCATGCCACTAGGTGTGCCAAAGTGTTTGATGTCTATGCCATTAAACATGGTTCCAGTTGATGCCATGGCCTTACCTGCTCCTGGTAGACTACCTAAGATATTAGTAAGTCCGCGATCTCCCATGCTCGACATATCTGTGATACCACTGCCAAAATCACTATATGAACTGTTGCTTAAGAAATTTGTAGTGTTCAGCACATCATTGCTATTGGCTATGTGTGATTGTATCTTACCAACGATAGTACCAAACCCACCAGCATCATTTTTGTTAAACAATTTACTTTGTACTGTTGTAAGTGCTGAAAGTGCATTCGCAGCATTGACATTCGCTGGATAGTCGCTACTACTAGCCACAGTCTGTAGATTATTCATAGCCTGTGTTACTTTGGGTGCTAGATCGATTGCCGCGCCTCCACCTTGTGCCATACCAACCATGGCTGTCAGTGTAGCAGGAGTTAATGCAGCTTTAGGCATGCCAATGGCCACATATTGCCCATCAGCAACAGTGGTCATCGATCTCGCGCTAGCTATTATGTCTGCCATTTCTACTTCCTATGTAATAATGCCACCTTTCGACACTGGTTCAATACCTGTGGTGGTTTTAATATAATGATTCTGCACGTCATTAATCGTAGGTGCATGCATCATTACATGTCGTTTTTCTAACCGTATACTCTTATTTAAGTCACTTGTAAATAGACTTTGTAACAGACCAAGCCCTTGTTGGCTAGGCATAACTGTACATGGTTTAGTTACTGTAAATGCATCATCAGACTCTTCTACGATTTTAGCGACGATTTCATCACCGTTGACAATCTTAAAAGTTACTATATCATCTTGGTCATACTTGTTAGTTACTAACATTCGAATCCCCTAGTTTATTAAATAATTCTTCATCTGATAATTTTACTAATCCTTGATACCCACCTTCTACGAACAGTTCGTTACCTTTATAGATTTGTGGTGCTGTACGATGGCCTTGGGCGATCAACCACTCACGTGCTTCTTGGTCTTCGTCAATTTTAATTTCTGTATATGCGATATTTTTTGTTTTTAATAAATGTTTGGCCTTATCGCAAAAAGGACAATAATTTTTACTATATACTGTTAACATTTCTCTCTCTTATAATTCTGGTAATTCATCATACTCAACGTTTTCGCCCATGACACCAATGACATAGTTGGTACTTTCATTTTCTTGTAAGGCAGTTTGTTTCTTGCTGGTATCACTGTGTTTATTGAACCAAGGTATAGGTGTGGTCTTAGGTGCAGGGTTACCGTACTTGATACCAATTTCTTTGAGTGCTCCTACTGCTGTATAGTCTACAAACTCTTTTAAGATAGCAGCGTTAAGTCCGATCACTGGGCCTAGCTTGAACAAATAGTCTGCCCAGGCCTTTTCTTCATTGATAACGTCAAGATACATAGAGTAAACCTCAGCTTCACATTCTGCTTTGATATCTGCAAAACGTGGATCTTCTTTAACCACTTGATTGATCAAGAAAGCCGTCCATTCTTTGTGTAACAACTCATCTTGTAAGATCAAGCTAATAATATTACCATTACCAATAAAGATCTTGTTCTCGACCATGGCTAAACTTGTAGCAAAACTTACCATAAAGCGGAATGCTTCTAGGCCATAACTTGCGTGTAGAGCAAGCCATATAGCCTTGATGTGATCACGTTCATCTATCTTATTGCCCATTTCTTTACGACAGTTGATCACATGTAACTTATCATAGTAGTTGCCGATGTTACTAGCCATGCCTACGATTTCTTCAGTGTCATGGATAGTGTTGAACACATCTTTAGGCACGTTGTAGATGTTACGGATGATGTGACTATAGCTCTTGCTGTGGATATTAGTTTCAAAGAAACTCCAGTTACTGATAAGTGCTTCTAGTTCTGGCAGACTTACTACCGGCCCAAATACTTGATTAGGCGCACGACCTTGTAGACTATCGAGAGCAGTCTGACGTAATAGGTTGCTGGTAAAGATATGTTTAACAGCATCGCTGGCATTTTTAAAATCTTGTGAATCTTTAGTTAAACTGACTTCTTCTGGTTGCCAAAAGAAACCCCTAGCTGTGTTTTCAAAGTTAGCAATTTTATTATACTTTACTTCTTCAAAGCGTTGGATAGTAACTGGTCCTGCTGGGTCAAGGAACATCTTACGTTGTAGATAGTTTGTTTTAGTACTTAAATTATATTGTTCTTTACTCATAGTTTACATGCCTCGCAGGATTCATCGTCATTTTCATCTGGTTGTGCAGCCAATGTTGGTGCAATTTCTGCATCTGCTTTTGCACCTTGTTTATTGATCAGGCTATAGTAGAATGTCTTGATACCCCAAGCATGTGCCTGCATTAAGTTTTTAGCGATCAATGTGCTTGGTACTTTACGATCTGCCCAATGCGCCGGATTGTAGAATGTATTTGTACTGATACTTTGATCTACATAAGCCGCTAGCACTGCCGCAGTCTTTAAGTAAGCATCACAGTCTTTTTGTTCCCACATCAATTGATATTTGTTTTTTAATTTATTATACTCTGGTACTACTTGAATAAACGAGCCTGCCTTGCTTTCTTTAACACTGATCAAACTCATTGGCATCTCAATACCATTGGTTGAATTAATTACAACACTACTACTTTCAACTGGAGCAATGGCCATCAAGGTAGCATTACGCACACCATAGCTTCGCATGTCGCTACGTAGTTGTTCCCAATCTAGTTCACGTGTTGGAGTAAAGTCTGCTAATTTGTTAACACCTTTAGCACGATTCTCCCAAGGAAACTTTCCCTTGCCATAACGTGTGTGTTGACTATGTGTACATGCACCACGTTCCTTGGCTAGCTCGACCGTTGCTTCTGTTAAGAAGAATGCTTGGTGCTCCATCCATGTCTTAACATCTTGTAAGGCTTCTGGTGCGCCATATTGATAACCACGTTTAGCATGCCAATAGGCCAAATTAGTAACACCAATGCCCAGGGGTTGGATCTCATCATTGCTTAATTTACTTTGTATGCTTAAGAAATCTTGGTAGTCAAGGATATTACATAGACTACGTTGTAGAATTCTGCAAGCACGTTTCATATCTTCTGGGTTGCGGAATGCTCCCCAATTGATACTACCTAACGTACATAGAGCTATGCGACCATTTGGATCATCCAAGCGTTTGAATGGCTTGGTGGGCAGTAGGATTTCGCAACAGAGGTTACTCTGATAGATGGTATGATATTCAGGATCAAAAGGCCCTTGCTTCATAACATTGTCAATGAACACCAGATAGATCCTACCTGTGTCAGTCCGCTCTTTAAGTATACCGCCTTTAAATACTTCTTCTGCACTTAATACTTTCTTACGCAAACCTTTTTGCTTTTCATACTTCTCGTACAACTCTTCAAATAATTTTGTGTTTTTATAAAACGCTTCATACAAGTCAGGTACTTCGTTAGGGTCAAAGAATGTGATATTTTCTTTGTTCTTAAAACGACGCCAGAACATAGCGTTAAGAACAACACCATAGTCCATGTGACGTACACGTGTTTCTTCTGTACCTTGATTGTTCTTTAATACTATCAAGTCATCAAATTGATGATGCCAAATTGGGTAGAACACTGTAGCACTAGCATTGCGGATGCCGCCCTGGCTACATGATCTCAAATCGCCAAACCATTTCTTAAGGAAAGGAATCATGCCAGTGTGCATGATTTCCCCGCCTCGTATAGGACTCCCTAATGGGCGCAAACGACCTATCTCTAGACCAATGCCAGCACGCTTGCTGGCATACTTGGCCATCATCTCTCCTGATGCAAATATGCTGTCTAGGTCATCGTCTGATTTAATCAATACGCATGAACTAAATTGTTTTGTGGGGGTACCTAAGCCAGCGAGCACCGGAGTGGCGAGCGTGAACAATCCGTCACTGGCGCAGGTATAGTAATCTTTAATATATTTTAATCTTTGACTGGGATTCTCTTTATGGAACACAGTAGCGGCTGCAACCATATAACGGATCTGTGGTGTTTCGTAAATTTGTTTTGTGCTACGATTCTTAACTAGATATTTTTCAATCAGCTGTTCAATAGCCGCGTAACTGTATTCTTCATCTTTACTGTGATCGATAAGTTCTTCCATCTTGTTCCAGTCTTCTTCAGTATACCATTCAAGAAGTTCTGCTGTGTATAATCCTGTAGCTACGTTTGTTTTTACAATTTCGTATAGGTGTGGGACTTGATAGTCACCGTAGATATCTTTACGTAGCATTGATAACCTTTGCTTGCCTGCCACGAATTGATAATTAGTGTGCCCTACTTCGGGTTCGTGTTCTACATCGATCAAATCTACGATAGCACGCAAGGTAATTTCGTCAATTTCACGAGTACTGATACCATCATAAAAGTGTGGTTGTGCTTTGATCTCGATCATGGATTGGCTAACGTCGGCTATGCCTGAGCATACTTTAGCTACTTGATTTTGCCATTTGGTTAGATCCAATGGTACGATCTGGCCACTGCGTTTTTTGACTTGAATATTGCTCAATTTGATACCTCTGTTAGTATTTCTCTAATGCTAAATCTGTGCTTGAATATTGATACAGCAAGTGCAACTGTGTTTCTTCTACTTGTTTTGTATTTACTATTTCGTAGGGCCAGTAATTAAGAATATATTTCCCCTCATCTAACCAAGCTACTGTATAGCGTTCTTTGTCTTTGTAATCATAATATACCCTTAGTTCCATTGGGGTATTTCTATGATGAGTAAAGTATATAGTATATATGATTCCTAGTGCTTTAGCAACGTCACACCAGTAGTTTTCGGCTAACAAAGTCCAGGGATCCGGCCATGATTTTGGATCGCTAGGATCCAAATTATAATTAACAAATGGAGCCGTGCTCCACATGTTGTTTAGTTCTACTACTGCTGATTCTAAGGGCAGGCGATCTAGTTCGTGGCGAAAATCTTTCCACTCTGCTAGCCTGTCATTGACACGCAGATTCCAAAAATTTTGCCACATGTTACGCGAAAGTTTTTATGTAATAATTGAGTGTAGCATTAGTACCAGTGCTACTAGTAGTATAAGACATAGTAACATTAGAACTATTTGCTATAAATGTTAATGCAACACCTATATTTGCCGTTTCAATGTAATCTTCTTCAATCGAAGGTGATCCAGCAAGATTGGTAACTTTAATAGACCCAACCCTGGTATCGGTTCCTCTAATGATATTATAATCAATGATTCTTGAATTTACTGTAGGAATAGTGATATTGCCTATGTTTGCTGTGGTATTATCTATTAACGTTTCTGAGGCGGCATCACCTAGAGCAGCTATTGCAATATTGGCCGCAATTGAGGATGCTGTTAATATAACATTACTGTATTCTGTGAGGATTTCAGTGACACCAACGGTTGGAGCACCTTCTACTAGGGTTCCGTTGCCAATATATAATCTACGCTCGTCAATGGACCAACCCATTTCACCGCTGGCTAGTTGTGGTAGGTTTTCTTGTAAGCCACGACGGACTTGAATTTTGCTTATTTGGATTACAGCCATGTTATCACCTTAGTTCAATATCTAGTATTTATGCTAATCTATAATACTGCTCTACTCTATCAAACCAACGGTCCATCCAGATCGTCCATTCATTACCGCTTACAGTCCAAGTCTGGAATTCTGGCCTAGCAAAGGTATTATCTTCTAATAGTTTAGGTGCTACTGCCATCAGGATCACACCTTGTTTAATATCTGTGCCGTGGACTTCATTATGTGCGGCAGCATAGGCGCATAATTGAAGGAAATAGTCTTCGATCCACTCGGTTTTCTTGGGTTTATTAGTCTGTTTGTAGTCGATAATCGCTGGCGCACCCTTGTATACTCCGCAGGCATCTGTAGTACCTGCATACAAGCCTGGAACGTATAAAGGTACTTCAATACCCCATACTTCGTCTACGTGTTTTAATCCATGTTCTACGATCTCTTGCGCCATAGCATAACTCTGTTGGCTGTTTGGATTGGTGCCTGGTTGTCCCATTTCACGATCGTTGCGCACATAATCTTCTAACCATTTGTGCATACGTGTTCCGCGGCTAGCGGCTTCTGTGGTAATCTGTTGAGCTTGCTGTTCGCCTACCCGTTTACGCCAATTGGCTAGGGCTTCTTGTTTTTCTTTAGGCTTGGTTTTATCTAAGATTGTAGTGACACTAGGAACACGTGATCCATCTGGTAAAGTATAAAGACGTTTACCTTCTACTGTATCACGATTAATGGGGGTATAGTTGTATTTTTGAATAAGCATAATGTATTATAAAGTATTTAATCAGACAATGCAAGTTAAATATGAGTATGAGTTTATTCAATACTGCAATTCATTATAATGTTTATCTAGATATTCCAGATGATATAGATTTTTCGTGGAATTATATCTATGATAACACCGTTTTTGATTTAGATAATTTTATACAAAATTTAAACATTAAAAATGATCAAAGCCTGATCGTATTATGGGGAGTTGATCGAAGAATAAATGTCAACGATCGTAGGTTCAATAAATTAAATGAATGGTATCATAGCATTAAAAATCCTTTGATTTTATTCAATGGTGCGGTGTACCCAGATAGCCCAGGATTTTTAGAATTTCCATATCAGCAGGTTGAATTTTTTCGATATCTGAGTAAATTGTCAGGTATAGAATCTCAGCCTAAAATTGATAAAAATAAAAAATTCTTTTTCGCTAGCACTAAAGACTACCTAAGTAGGAGATTCATTTTA